TCTAGATTTTCACGCCGGATGGCATGGAGGGCAGGAGGTCGAGGACCGCATTGGTCAGGTCCATGACGCTCATAATCCGATGGCTCCTATCAGCATGTCGTCGGCCGCGTCTCCCACGTATTCGGCGAGCGTGGGCAATTCCTGTTCGGCGAACTGGTAAAACCAGTGGGTTCCGCCGCCTTTCGCGGTGCCGAAGAACGCGATGTTGGCCAAGTCGGAAGCTCCGCCGTCGCGGGGGCTCACATCCGCATAAATGGTGGTGCCGGTGCTGCCCATTTCGTAGCCGATGCCGATACGGCTGATCGCGTAGTTCGATGATGTCTGCAGGTCGGAGATGACGCCTTCCTTGACGTTTTGCGCGCCCTTCTTCACCGCCTGCGCGACCTTGACCGAAGCCATGGCGTGCGCGGCGGCGACACGACGGCCGAACGCGGTCAGCTCCGAAGCGTCGACTGTCACGTCACTCATTGCTGTTGCCCACCTCCTTCACGTTCCACCGGCATGCGGTCGCATGCGACTTCTCGGACTGCATGTTCAACAACCGGAGTTTCCTGCCCTTGAGATTCGGGTCATCGGCCTCGGTTATCTCGCACACGTCACCCGGCAATAAACCCATGGTGCCGTAGGGGAAATGCACGTACATGCTCCACACGGGAGTGACGGCACCCAACGCTTCGACGATGCCGCCATCCGTGTTCTCGGCAGCCAGACCGCCCGAGGTCTGCACCTTGCACTTGCCCTCATACACGGTGTTCGCAGCCGGTTCCACCAGTCCCGTTTCGGGGTCGGTGACCGGTTTGCCCATGTGGGTGACGCGGCACTGGTCGGTCATCAATGATTCGGCGAGCTGTCGGCCTCGGTTGAGGATGTGCTGCACGTTCATCGGAACACCCCTATGGCGATGCCTCGCATGCCGAACCTGTTGCGGAGGGCTCGTTTCGTGCCCTCGGGCAGTTCGAGTGCGTCGATGATCTCGGAGTCGCCCTGACGGTAGCCGATCTGCACGTCGTCGATTCGTGCGTACGATTCGTCGCGGTGAGCGCCGGGGCCGCCGTTCGACTGCTGGACGAGTCCGGCTGCGACCATGCTGCACACGAGGCGCACGATGTCCGGGGGGATCGGGTCATAGCCGGCGAGCATGGTGACGGTGATGGAGCGGGGGACCATGTTCGGCAGGCTCCACAGGCTTTCCCTGTACAGCGCGTTGCCGAGCAGTTTCCAATCACCGGTCTGCTCGCCGTCCATGAGCACGCGGCTCACGGAAATCACGGGGCGCATGGGCAGGTCGAGCCTGCGTGAGGCTTCGCCGGGGATGGTCACCGTGTATTCGCCGCGTGTAATGGGGCAGCCGGCGGCGTCGCGCACCGCGGCCGAAACCGATTCGAGCAGCTTGCCCGCGAGCTTTTCGTCCGCGTATTCGATGCCGTATGAATCAAGGTCCTTGACCGTTGCCAGCGTGTCCATGAGTCACCCCCTATGCGGTTATTCGGCTTCGCCCAAGTAGGGCATGGCCTCATAGCTGCCGGCCATCACTTGCCCACCTTGAAGTGTACGGTGGCCAGCGCTTCGGGGCGCACGACCTTCGCGCCGTACAGGTGCAAGCCCTTGACGATGTCGTCGAAGCCCTTCTCCTTGCGGGTGGCCTCGACCTTGGCGATCTGCTCCGCGAACGTGGTGGCCGCGTTGGTGCCGGCGATGATGACGTTGCCCTCATCGGTCTGAGCCGAGGCAGAGCCGCCCTTGGCTGCGGGAGCGTTGTTGGACTTGAGGATGGTCATGCCCGCGGCCTCACCGACCACACCGTTGAGCAGCGTGGAATGAGCGGACTCGGCGCCAGCGACGAAACGGCTGTCCTTGCGCAGCAGACCGTAGAAGTCCGGGTTGACGATGACCCAACGGCCCGCGTCTGGCACGTTCTGCTTATCCAATGCGGTGGCCAGATCCACGATGGTGTCGTACGCCTTGGTGGCGGTGGCGCCGGAAATCGGGTCGAGCTTGCTCTTCGCGCCTGCTGCCATCAGACCGGCCAGGTACTGGTCGGTCAGGTCGCGCAGCTTGTAGGCGGCGTCCCGGGAATATGCGGCGGTCAGGTTGTTCATGGCCTGGCGCTTCTCCACGTCGTCGATTTCGAACGCGAAGTACTTGCTCTGGTTGATGACGAGTTCGCCGGCGTCCTTGTCTGTGGCCGGTTCGATGGTGATGTCGGTGTGGGCCGTGTAGTCGCCGATGCTGATGTGCGCGATGCCGGTGATGTGCACGGTGTCGCCGTAGTTGGCGATGTCGCCCTCGTAGTCGCGGTTCACGGCGGAACCGTAGACGAGGTTCTTCTGGAGTTCCAGCAGGATGTTGGCGCTCCACAGTTCGGGAATGAAATTGGTGATGGCCATTTAAGGCCTCCTTCCGTTAGTTGGCTCCGAGCAGGTCCTTCAGTCGCCCGTCCTGTTGGGCTTTGACGATTTCTGCGGGGCTCATGGTTTTCAGGTCGTCTCGGGTGAGCTGACCCTGATGGCGGTCGCCGTCCCGTGTTCCGCTGGGCGGCGTGATGTTCGCACCCGAGGGTGCTTGCTCGGCTTTCCCGAGATAAGGTTTCTGTTCCAGCAGTTCGCCGATCGAATTGGCGATGGCCTGGCTGTCCACGCTTCCGTCATCCGTGACGGTGAACTTGGACAGGTCGAGGTAGCGCAGGGCGTCGGCCGGGTCGGCGAGCTTGCCGCTGGCTGCGGCGCGGACTTCGGCCTTGAGGATGCGCTGGTTGGCGGCGGCAAGGGCCTCGTCCTTGACGGCCTGTTCCTTCCTGGCGGCCTCGTATTCGGCTTCCTTGCCCTGCAGGGCGGCGATCTGTTTTTCGAGTTCGTCGACCTTGTCGGCCTTGGCGTAGGCTTCGTTCAGTTTCTTTTCGAGGTCGCGGTTGACTTTCCGCTGTCCTTCGAACTTCGACTGCCAATCCTCGCCGCCGGTGTTCTCCGGCTTCTTGGACTCGTTGTCGCCTGTCTGCTGGTTCTGGTTTGCGGGATCCATGTTCTTCCTTTCGATTCGCTGGATCATTGCTGGAAAATCTGTCCGCCGGAGGTGACCCATCGGCGGTATTCGCGTTCGCATTGGGCGGCGATTTCGGGGGTGAGGGGCATGCGGCCATCGTTGGGGTTGCGGCCCTCCAATACGGCCTCGTAGCGGAGCTTCGCGGTCTGAACGCGCTTCTCGGCGGCGGTCAACAGTTCGGCGCGCCCCTGCCGGTACGTGTTGTCGTGCAGCCACATGCTTTTGCGGATCTCGGGCACCTTGCCGCGCCAGTCGTTGTCCACGTAGTAGCCGTTGGCCTTCAACGCAGAGATGGTCTTCTCCCGGTCGCCTCCGGTCAGCGAGTAGATGCCGTCGATGGACAGGCGGCGTTTCATCCTCCGGCCGGACTGTTGCGCGTATTGCATGCTGGCCCACCCGTATCGTGTGGTGCCCTCGCTGGTGGTCAGCGCCGTATAGCCTTTGCCCACCCTTTGCATGCCGCGTTTCGAGTTGACGACCTGGTAGATGTCGGCGCCATCGCGGATGGCCTGGGCGTAGTTCGCGCCGAAGCGCTTGTCCTGCTCCTCACGGGAGAGGCTTTTGAAACCCTCCATGGGGTCGCTGATCCACCCCTGTTGTTTGGCCATGCTCTGGCTGCAGGGCACGTGGCGGCCGTGGCAGTGCGGGTGGCGCAGGAACCCCTCGTTGAAGCGGAACCACTTGCCGGCCAGCAGCATGCATCGGTCGCAGCAGCTGGCGGACTCGACACGCACGTAGCCGACCTTGGGACGGCTGGTGATGTCCAGTGATTCCGCCTGGCGGGCGGTGTCCATGACCGCCAGAGAGGTAAGCATGACCAGCAGGTTGCGTCCGTATTCCAATGCCTCCAACGGGGAGCTGCCGGTGCGTATCGCGTGCAGGGCGGCGAACACGGGGGATTGGAAGTAGGAGGCGATGTCGAGGCCGGACGGAGCCCAGCCTGCGAATGCGTTCGGGTTAGCCAAAGCATGGGGAGTGACGTACACGCCCTGTTCGGCGAGCATCATGCCGCTCGCGTCGATGGCTGTCTCCGCCGACTTGGTTTGGATGGTGGAGAACAGGGTGAGGAAGTCGCGGCTTATCGACTTCCACGACGCCTGGATGTTATTGGCGTCGACCCTGTTCCATGTTCTGCGTGCGGCTCTGTCCGCCGCCAGCTCCAAGGTCGCCAGCCGTTTCTGACTGTAGGCCAGCACCTGAGATTCGACCGCCATCAGCGCCTCCGATCTGCAGGGCACGGTTCAACGATTCGAGTTCGGGGTCGGCCATCTCGTCGGCGCGCATGCGCATGATGCGCTGCACCTCGTCCGAGCTTTGGCCCATCTGCTCCGCGACCCATTGGATCGGGAAGCCGAGCTGCTTGTATTTGAGCATCGCGTCCGCCATCAGGGTTTCGCTGCGATACTGCGGGGTCGCGAACTGCACCTTGGAGTCGGCGATGATGTCCGCCTCAGCCACGTCGTTCTCGTAGCGCATGGCGATGCTGCAGATGTCGCGGATGGGGGATTTCAGGAAGCTGATGCGTTCGATGGTCTTGGATACGAGGCCGGCTTCGGCGACCTCGTAGCCGGTGGCCGGAACCTCCGCGTTCGTCAGCAGGTAATGGCCGGGGGTGCGTGTTTCGGCGGCGATATGCTCCACCGCTTTTTCGATGACCGGGATGAACACGTTCAGGTTCGAGCTTGACCATTCGCCCAGGTTCACGTTGTCGCCGGTGAACTGGTAGATGCGCTCCAGCACCTGCTTGTCGAGTTCGATGGGCTTCTCGCCGACCTGCTGTCCCTCCTCGTTGTAGACGGGCTCGACGAGCGGGTCTCCGCCGAGGATGACTCGTGCCGGCAGTGAGGCGTAGTCCAATGCGTTCAGCAGGTAGGCCCATACGACGTTGACCGTGTCCTGCATCGATTCGACGTGCGCGATGTCGCTGATCGGCGCATTGTCCAATAGCATCTGGTTGCGGAACTCGCGCAGGGGGATCGTGTCCAGACCGGTGGGCTGAGGGTCATTCATCTTCCAGCCGTACACGTCGGGCGGCACGCGCTGGTCGGTCAGATCGAGCATCTTCTTGCGTTCCATGCTGACCGTCCAGCCGGGCAGCATGAGGGTGCCGTACTCCTTGTCGTCGCCCTGCTGGATGAGGAACCCGGCTGACGGCTGGCCGGTGCGCGCATCGTAGATGACTGCGGCGCTGTCCGGGTGCTCGAACGTGATGCGGGCCCTGCCATCGACCTGCGTGACCAAAGCGAACGCGCGGCCCGTGGTGGTCATCATCAGCGCGGCTTCCTGAAGTCCGCGTTCGAAGTCGTTGCGGTCGAGGCATTTCATGATGCCGGTGCCGAGCTTCACGTCATCATAAGGGACGAAGCCCTTGAACTTGATGCGTTCCACCGGGGCCTGCGCCACGGGGAGGCACCAGTTGTCGGAGAAGTCGGAGAACCGGTCGCTCATGTAGCGCTTGAATTCCTTGGACGCGAACTTGAGCTTGCCGCGTTTGCCCAAGACGTAATCGGTGTGGGTGCCGATGCTGGGTCGACGGAACTGGATCTTATCGGCCAGTCGGTTCGCCAATGAGGACAGTTCCTGCTGGCTGTAGTCCATCAGTACCTCCTTCTGGTCGATGATCCGGTAAGCATGTAATTGTGTTTGCGAGCGCCCCAGCCGGCGGCTCGCGCGTCGCATGCGGCTTCGTGGGCGAGCACGCTGGTCACGGCGGCGTCTATTTTCCTGTTCTGTTGGGGTTTCGCCAGTCCGTAACGTTCCAGGGTCTTGGCGACCTTTCGCGCGTTCATCATGTGGGTGCGGGTGATGGGGCAGCCGTCCTGCGTGATGCGGTGCGTGGTCAGGTCGGCCTCGAATCGGCGCAATGCCTCGTAGACGGCTCCGATGCGGGAGCTGCCCGACATGCTCCACGGTAGGAATTTCTTCGGCCCGTAGGCCCTGTCCCATGCTTCTATCTCCGATTCCCATGACAGTTCGTCGCGGAAGCCGGGGTCGCAGTAGGCACGTTCGATTTTGTAGCGGTCGTTGAGTTCCGCCCATGCTGCGGATACCTCGGCGCGGGGGATGCGCCCGCCCCACTGCTTCGGGTTCCAGATGGTCGCACGCCGGTCGGGCCCGTATCGGGGAGTGAATATCAGCCCGTCGAGGGTCTCCATCTTGATGCATGTCCAGTCGTCGTTCTCCGAACCGTCGAAGCCCGCGCATACGCGCGTGCCTTTTGGCGGGTTCGGCAACCAGAGTTCATGCGCCGGCATAGCAGCTCTCCCACAGTCCGTCTTCGAGCCATGCGCCGCCGCCCTGCACCAGACGGTTCCCGAAGAACCGTTCCGCTTGGGTAGGGTCGGTCTTCATCAGCGCCTTGGCTTCCGATTCGATGGAATTAAGGTCAACCCACGGGGAGCCGCGATACACGTATTCGAGCATCTTCAAGCGTTCGGATTTCAGATTGAAGTCCAACGGCCGGCCGTCGCGGTGACGCAATGATTTCGCGAGATCGGGGTTCCGGTAGAACACGAACACGTCGTCCTCGGCGTTCTCGAACACCTGCTGCGCGTAACTGTCCTCGCCCGGATCCCATGCGTTCGTCCACGCATGTGTGCGGCCGCCCATGCCGGCGGCTCCTCGGCGCTGCGTGGTGGCGACCGCTATCATGCCGTTCGATTTCGTGTACAGGCCGGCCTCGTCCTGTTCGGCGTCCGTGATCGGGTTGCCCAGACGGGACTTCGCGGAGGCGGTGACCACGTCGATGCGGTCCAAGTCCAAGGCGTCGGCCTCGCCTTCGCGCCCCGGCTGCAATATGCGGATGAAGGTGTCCCTCACGCGCATGAGCTCCTTGAGCGGGCCCAGCAGGATCGTCGCCACGAGAGGACGGTAGATGTTGCGTACCTGTTCCTCGGAGTTGGCGGTCAGCTGGATGAGCGGCGACGGATGTCGACGGCCTTTCGGCTCGCCCGGATTGTACGGCCACTCCCAGCCGCACGGACAACCGTTGTCAGCGCAACGGTACATGTCGCCTTCTCGCGCCCAGCCATCGAAGATGGTGGGCCCGCAGCCCTCGGCGGCGGTGAAGAACGCCGTGCATGGCCCCTTGCCCCATTTCTGCGGTCCGACGGTCAGCGTCATGCGGTATTCGAATGCCTGGTTGAGTACCATCGGGTTGTCGACGGTGACTTCCTCGGGCGGCACATATGGGGCGTCCTCGCGGATGCGCCAACGGTTCGCCGCCAGCCAGTACTGCCAGTCGGACAGCACCACTGGACGGCCTCGCAACGGGCCGTCAGGCTGCCGGCAGTGACGTTCGATCCATGCGCACACCAGATGCCCCAACGTGGGGAAGTCGATGAGCCATGAATCCTCGTCAGCCATTGCCGCTCATCCGACGCTGGTACACATGCTTCGTCTCGTCCATGGGAGAGCGTTCGGCGGCTGATTCCTGGTTCAGCTCCTTGGCCCTGCGGCGCGTGAACTCCGAATCGACTGGCTTCCGCTCGGCCTCCGCTTCGATTTTCCAGCCTAATGCCTGCAATCCGGCGGCGCTCATGCCGACGCGGTCGGAGATGCGCAGCAGCACGGTCAACGCCGTGGGTGCCGGCGCGATCTCGCATGCGGTGGAAAGCCGCGCGTACAACGCCAGTTCGTGAATCATCCACTTGAACTGGGGCAGATGCCAGGCGCGTGCCTGAGGCAGCTTCCACAGCCACTTCCACTTCTCCGCCTCAAGTTTGCGGACGCGCTCGTCATCGGCGGGCTCCAAGGGCCATTCCGGCGGCTTCATCCGGCACTCGGTGTTCGGCAGGCTCTGCAATGTGTATCCGAGTCTGCGGCTCTTCTCGCTGTTCGGGTCCTTGGCCGGCCCGGAGCGTACTCGTTTGCCTCCACTTGGCATGATGTTCACCTCTCGTCATGGCCTTGCGCCCTAGCGACAGATCGACGGGACCGCCCTCGCGGCGGCCCGCCAGCGATGTTTGAACCCTGCGCACCCGACAGACAGCTCACCGGCGGTCAGGCAGGGGTGGTCGATACCCCACCCCCCTGGGTGTTGCCGGTCGTTTTTGCGGGGATGTGCGGCTGCTGATTGTTTTTTTACTGTTTGGTATTGAAGCCTGCTGGTCTTGTTCTGCCGGTTTTCACGTCGTGGCATTGTTTGCACAATCCTCGTCCGAACTTCGGGTCGTTCGGATTGAGTCGCATGTCTATGAGTTCGATTCGCTCGTATGGATAATGATCCGCGATTGTGCTTGGTTTTCCGCAGAGCCCCTTGTGTTTGCCGCAGCCTCCGTGCTCGGGGTCGCCGGGGCATGTGCAGTATGGGTCTCGTGCGAGCACCTGCCTGCGAAACGATTGATGTCCCTTGGTGTTGTATGGGTTGCGTCCACGGGTACGGGTGCGGTCCCGTTGGGCTCGGGTGCAGGCGTCGCATTTGCGTGCCGGTGTCTCGATGAGGTTCGGACATCCGGGTGTCGAGCAGACTCGCCAGCTCATGTGTGCCTCGCAGTCATTGTGTCCGTTGGCGTGTCTTGGTGTCCTCGGCTTGCATATCTATAGTTATTGTGTTACTATAGATATGTCAGCCAAGGAAAGGAGGTGAACATGGAACAGATCGCGGAGCTGCTCAAGGCCATCGGGGAGTTCCTCTCCGGATTGGGTGCGGCACTCGCACCCATCGCCGCCGTGGCCGTCGCATTGATTGCGAAGAGCAAGCCGCGAAAGCCGCTGAACAGACGGCGCAAGCGGTAACAAGAGCCGTGGATTCCGGATAATCGTACTATCCAGAGCCACGGCTCCACTCCCAACTATTCCATGGAACATCATGAACGGCAAGATAGGAATCATCGCACTCATGTTCGGAGTCGTCAGCCTCGCGCTGGCCATCGCATCCCAGAGCGTACCGGCAGGTGTGTTCGGAATGTGCTCGGGCGTGCTGGGTTATCTGGCAGGAAGGGCAAGCAATGGCGACTGAATATCTCGGCGTCAAACAGGTCGCCGAACGCCTTGGCATCACCAGTGGCGGCTTGCTCAACCTCAAACTCCCCGAACCCGACGCCACGATAGGGCGCACGCGCGGCTGGTTGCCCGAGACCATCGATGAATGGAACGCCCAACGTCCGGGACGTGGTGTCGGAGGGGGGAGACCACGCAAAAACAAAGCATAGATACGCGAAAACCCAGCCACATGAGCTGGGTTTTTCGATACTAATCCACTGACATTATGCGGTCACAGTCAGCTCTTTGTCAAGTCCGCCACTGATGACGAGCCGGTAGACGCTGCTGTATGAAATGCCTTGGGGCGTGACATCAAGCTTGCCTCGGGATTTCCACACGGTGAGCGTATGCCTTTTGACGGTGATTCCCGCGTCCGTGAACACCTTGGCTATCTCAGCCGCAGACCCGCGCCTGGAATCATCCCAACACAACGTCTTGAGCCTACGCAGTTTAACCGTCTGCGCTCGCTGTTCCCTCCCGCAGACCGGGCATGTCACCCACTGGTCTGCTGCCCCAGCGGTGAGCATGGTCTCGCATAGTTCGCAGGTTCCTATCTCGCGGCGTTGCTCCGGCGGGTCCAGCGCAGCATCGACTTTGCGTGCGATGCCGTCAACGACGTGCATGTAGAAGCCCGTGTCCGCGAACGTGGCGAGCCTGGGGTGGCCTGCGCATGCGATGAGCGTGGCCTTCAGATCCTCGTTGCGTTTGTCTTTGCGCCAGTCCAAGGCGTCGATGCCGTCGAGGCAACGCCATAGTTCACGGGCCGTGGCGTCGAGCATGTCGATCAGGTCGAGCACGTCGAGCCTGATTGGAGTCGGGGGAGTGGCCGTCTGGATCCTGACCGGCGAATGCCCTCCCGGATGCAGTGTCGCGTCCAACGAGTCATGCAACGGCGTGACGTCGCGCGCCAGTCGCAGGAGCGTGCCGGCGAAACGCAGTTCGCACGTCTCGCACAGTGAATATCCCCCTTCGGTTATCGTTTTGCAGTTCTGGCAGTTCACGTTAGCCCCTTCCGGCTGGTCGGCTAGAATAATGTTTGCTTCTCATCGCCCTGGCCGACCATGGTTGGGGCTTTCTCGTATTTGAGCCGGCTGTATGGCATGTTCCATATGCGTTTGAATTCGGCTATCTCCTGCTTCGACAGTTTCGGCCCGCCCCATGGCTTGCCTGGCGGGCGTTCCCGTTTCGGCGGTTTGAACGGTTTGACGCTTATCCGGGCGAGATGACACATGTGCATGGCCAGATACTGGCCGTCCGGTCTGATGCCTGCATCTCCGCAGGTGCTACGGAGCAGCGGGTGGCCGACGGAGGGAAGCCACGTGACGCGGGTCAACGGCCGGCCGAGGATTATCGCCACGGTCAGGTCGTCACCCGCCACACACCCGTAATCCCACGACTCCCACACGGTTTCCCGATCCTCGATGACGTACAGGCCGCACCCCTCGCAGACGGTGACAACGAGGGGACTCGTTTTCGGGATGAACGCGCGAAGCCATGCGGGCTTGCGTTCACGGGCGCGTGGCCTGCTCACCCCTCCATTGCCTTTCTTCTTGCCGCGTCGAACGCGATTCTGATGATGTTCTCCAACCACGCGCCGGGGAGCGTGATGAACTTTCGGGTTTCGGCCATGGCGGCGGCAATCTCCTCTTCGGTGATTCCGCGTGACGCTCCGGCCTTGTATCCTCGTCCCCACGCCCACTGCAGGTCACTGTCGATGTACGACGGGTCACGCTGCTTCTGTGCCTCGATTTCACTGCTGATGATGCTCATTCGTTTCCTCCGTTTCGTTGTTGATTGCAGTTTCGATTCGTATGCACAGGTCGAGCGCTTCCCGCCAGCCGGCCTGGTAGCCGAGCACATACGCCTCTGCCGGCGACTCGCTGCCCAATCCCGCTGAGGCCAGTACGCTGAGCGCCCGTTGAATCACGTCAATCGGTCCGGCCATGGGTCAGTCCTCCCATTTGATGTCCTGGATTTCATGCAGCACCGCTTCGCAGGCGGTGATGAGTACGCTGAGCATACGGCGGCCGTGATGTCCTCTCCGGTCAAGGTTGAACAGGACGGGATGGCCTTGACTCCACTGGTCGATGCCGATGGAGGCGATTGGGATGGTTTCGACCAGATTGGTGTCAGCATCCTCACAGCGGTATTGGATGGTGACGGATTCTTTCATGCTTCCTCGCTTTCAGTCGTGTAACAGTTCGCGTCGAGCCAGTCGGCGATGACGCGGAAGTCCTTGGCCCATTGGATGCGGTTTTCCCGCTCCCGCTCGTCCTTGGGAGCTGGTTTCGGCTCATTGAGGTTGAGTAGTCCGTATTCGGGTTTCTTCAGATAGTGGCAGCGGGCGCGTCCGCGTCCCTTGCCGGCTTGCTTGTAGTTGATGAGCTGGAGTATGTGCAGCATCTCCAACGCCTTGGTCGGATCGAAGTTCGGGGTCTCAGAATCCGCATCGAAGCGCTTTCGAAGCTCGGGCGTGGTTCCCTCTCCATTGCCAAGCTCCCATGCGGTCGCTTCGATCTGCTCCCTGAATGTGAGTGCCATCTTCCGGTCTCCTTTCTGACGTTTTCTTGATTGGGAACAACTAGTGTCGTTGACGTGCTTTTTTGCTGTTCCGGAGGGCCGAGTCGCAGTTGTTCCCGCACCCACCCACACACGTAGTGTGGGTGGGGAGTGCTGGGAACAGCTGGACATCGCTACTCCAGTTGTTCCGGGAACAACTCGGAACAACTGGGAACAACGGGAACAACTAGATTTCGAGATGGTTTTCCTTATCCAATTCGCTCGCCTCCTCCCTGCTCATCCGATCCACGAAAGCGTCCGATTTCGGGTCGTCCATCTGCCGGTATGGTCTGACGCTGGCGTAGATGTTCCGGTTGTTGCGTCCGGAGCGGTTGCTGATCCACTCGCCCTCGAGCAGCCGGTTGATGGCGGTGAGCACGGTGGTCTTCCGGGCGCTTGACCCGTCGTCCTTCAGCAGTTCGATGATCTCGGTCTGGTTCGGCTCCTCGGGCGCGTTCTCGACGATCCGGCTGATCTTCTCCATGAGCCCGGTGGGTCGTTCGAGGCCGCGCTGTCGCGTGGTTTCATCGCTGGGCATCATGTTGGGGCGTGCGATGGTGACGCGCATGAGTTTCGGATCCGTGCTGTTGATTTCGATGCGTGCGGCTTCGCGCAGGTGGCTGCCGTTGCTGCTCCAGCTGACGGCGCAATGCTCCTCGATCTCGCTGATGCGGTCCTTGCCTGATTTGATGACGATGGTGCCGCGCACGCCCTTGCCGACTGGTTTGGTCATGTCCACCGAGTAGCTGATGCCGTCGATGAGTGCGAGTTTCTGCATGCTGCCGCCGGCGTAGCGGCCCCGGTTGTCCTTGCTTTTGACGACGTGGTCGATGAGTACGACCGCTGGCCCACAGGCGCTGATGAGTCGTGGCATGGTGTTGTACCAGGCTGCGATGTCGTCACCGCTGTTGCTGTCGAGGCCCGCGTAGGCGAGGCAGCTGGTGACGCCGTCGATGATGGCCAGCGTGGCCGTGTCCGCGTAGTCGAGGGTTTCCTTCCAGCCGTCGAGGCTGGTGGGGCTGCTCGGCTTGGCGCTGGGCCGCACGTAGTGGAAGTGAGCCACTATCTGCTCGCCGGTCACGCCGAGCAGCAGGAGACGCTTGACGACGTTTCTGGCGGAATCCTCATAGTCGATATAGATCACGTCATGTCCCTGTTTGAGTTCCTGGGCGGTGGCGATCTGGGCGAGCATGCTTTTGCCGCAGCCGGGTTCGCCGTGCAGGTCGTTGACCGCGCCCCTATAGAAGAGGCCTTGGCCGTCCTCTCGTTGGAACACGGTGGGCGTGGGCGGCAGTTCAACGCCGGACGCCAATTGGGTGAGGTCTTCGAACCGCCAACTGGAGGAGGTTTTATTTGCCTCGTAACTTTCCGTTGAACCGTTTTGAACCTGAGATGCGGTGGTTGAACCGGTTTGAACCGGCGTCGTTCCAACGTTTTGAACCTGCTGTGGATAACTTTCCTCCATTTGACTCGCAGCCGCGTTTTGGGTGGGTTCGTTGAACTCGCCGGGTGTCATGCGTTCGATTTTCGACTGCCCGCATGGGTCCGTGTGGGATTGGACGCCGTTGACTTTTTCCATCGCGCCACTGAGAATGCTGGCCCATTCGCGTGCGGCCTCGCGTTCCCTGCCCTGACGGTCGGGCGCTATTTCGCTGATGAAGCGTGGTTTGAGCTGGTTGATGGCGTCGAGCGCGCCACGATGCCCCTCCTGCGCGAAGTTGGCCAACGTCCAGACGGCCTGCAACGTGGTGTCGTGTCGGGAGCCTTTGCTCGCCGGGTTGGCGAGCGTCCTGTTGAGGAACGTGTTGACCGCCTTGCACATGCGGGCGTCGTATCCCCTCGGATTAGAGGCGATTGGAGTGGTCGACGGGTTTGAATGTGTCAGGTTCGCCATGCTGTCGGGTTTGCGCAGGTAGTCCACCCACTTCCATGGCAGTGTCGCCAAGTCGCTGATGTGGGGGAGCGTGCTGGCAACCCTGCCGCTGGGCGTGTACCAGCAGTACATTTCGCCGCTCGGGTGGATCGACGGCCAGACCACGGAATACCGGTGGCCGGGTTGCAGGATGTCGACCCCCTCGATGGCGCCGCCCTTCCACGCCAATCCCTCGGGCACCTTGTAGAACAGGTGGCGCGCCGGCGAGTCGATGCCGTGCGCCGTGCTGCTCCACGTGGCCGGCAATGCGCCCAGTTCCTGCGAGAGCTCGCTGATGCCTTTCGCCCCGTCCGCCTTGACCCGATGGCCCTGCCCCGCGTCGATGTCCAACACGAGCACGCCTTCTGGTATGACGATGCCCGTGTTCGCGTTCGGGGTCGCCTGAGACCAGACCTGTACTTGTTCGTCGGTGACGGGTTTGCGGCTGCGTCCCGTGAAACCGCTGGGCGGCGGGGTCTTGCGTCCCTCGGGCAGGGGGATGACCTGCATCCAGCCCGCCGCACGGTACAGTGGCGCGGCTGCCGTGTATCCGTAGATGTCGGTCATCTTCGAAACTCCCTTTGACGTAGTGTGGAAAAAATGGGTGCCGTGCACGCCTTTGCATTCGTGCGGGCCGCTTGGATACGGCTACGGCTGTACGGTGGCCGAGATCAGTCCTTGTCGGAATCCTTGCTTTTGTGCCAGCCCAGTAGTACGAGTCTCACGCTCATGAGCTGGAGGCTTTCCGAATCGACGTTACGGAAACCGACCTGATCGGAGGCAAGGGAATCCATGTCCTTCACCAGTTCGATCCACTGGTTCTGCAGGTGTTTCAGCAGCTCGTCCACTAGAACTCACCTGTTTCCGGCATCTGTTCGGAACCCCCGTGGTATTGGGGTTGCGCCTGGTCGGTGACAGCGGTGACCGCTTCGACGGGCACGCCCAACAATGCGGCTATCTCCTGCGGGCTTTTGCCCACGGCCTTCAACTGGTTGACCTTCATCGGATCAGCCTGCTGCTGTGGCTGGCCGAGCTGCACCGGCTGAACGGGTTGCTGCGGCTGCTGTTGCGCGGGAGGGTTCCACGGGTCCACCGGAGCTGTCTGATATCCCTGATTCGGGGTCTGCGTGGGCTGCTGGGGCGCGTACTGCTGCTGCGCGTAACCTTGCTGGGGTTGCTGCATGACAGGCTGCTGTGGAGCCTGCTGGACGGGCTGCTGGGGTTGGCTTCCGTTGACGAGACTGTTGACGCTGGACGCGGGTTCGATACGGAACGAGAAGACCTTCGGCGGCTGGGGCGCGTTGCCGCGTTCGCCCAACCCGATGTAGGTTTCGGTGATGGTGTCGCCCGGCTTCGGGGTCTTCACGCCGGCCTGCATGCAGGCCTCGCGGAACGCCTTCAACTGGATTCCCCAACCTTTGACCCAGAGTGAGCGGCGGCCGTCGTCCTCCTCCACGCTCGGGTCGCGCAGTTGGGTCTGGATGATGACGTGGATCTGCTCTTTCGGACGCCCGTCGTTCCAGAACGCCGGCTGCTTGGTCTGGAAGTCGTTGACCTGCGTGGTCTCGATTTTCTCGATGACGCCGGTCACCGTGTCCCCCGGCTGGCTGTTCGCGCCGAAGTAGGCTTTGGCGCTGTTGCCGGCGAGCAGGTCGCCGAGCGAGCTCAACTGGGCGGGCTGACGCTGCTGCGGCTGATAGCCGTACCCCTGCTGGGGGTAGCCATACTGTTGCTGTGGTTGCTGACCGAACATGATCATTTTCCTTTCGTTATTCGGTGAACTGGTATTCAGGTTCAATCAATGGGATGAGCTGGAGCCATTTATCGGGCACGTCCGGCCACGGCTTCTCGTCGAACTCGGGGAGCGCGCTCATGTCGGGCCAGACCCGGCCCTTGCATGAGAAGCATTTGTCGGGCCCGGCCGCCGGCAACTGTTTGATCCAGCTGTCGCGCACGTCGGGGCCTTCCGCCTGCTCCACGCAGTCCATGAGGTTGACGAGCAGTTGGGCGCGGCTCAACGCCCATTTGCCGGGCTCCGGGTCGAACCTCGTCTCCCAGGGCAATGCGTCGCCGAGACTGGTCTTGTTGCGGGGCAGGAAGTAGATGCAGTTGCGCTCCACTCGTTCGCCCTCGTTCTGCAGGCCCATGCCGTAGAGTGAGGCCTGTACCCGGTACTGTTGCGAGGGGCCGTGGGCCTTGACCTTGGTGACGGTCGTGTTGCCGACTATCTTCCAGTCGATGGTGCTGCGGTTTTTGCGGTCCCATAGGTCGATGCTGCCGGTCACGTCGTAGCCGCCGTGCAAACCCTGCAACCGGCCTACGGTGACCCGGTACTCCGAGCGCCACCGTTCCACGAGCTCGGTCACGTTGTCCTCGCTCGTGTAGGGGAATTGGAACGCCGGCTCCCCGTTCAGGTCATGGAACATGGTTTCGAAATGCGCGTGGACGCACGTGCCGATGAACGGCAGCCAGCCCGGGGAGCGACGCTCCGGCCAGCCCGCCAGTTTCGCGGCGAGGCAGTGCACGCAGTCCGTGCCCAGTTCGGACGGGCCTATCTCACGCTGCAGTTCGCGCGGAGCGTTGGCGATATCCGCTTCGATGAGCTGGCGAATCTCCGGCCACAGTTGCGGCTCCTCCACGGTGCCGATTTTGGTTTTCGGAGTGACTGGCGGCTTGCCCATATCGGGTGCCGACTGCGTCATGGGCGGTATGTCCACGGGGATCGCATCACCCTGTTGGGCTTGTGCGACGGCGAGAATGGCCTCATTCATGCTCACGGGTTTTCACCTCCTTGAGAAAGTCGTTGATCTGTTTCTTGATGTCCGCCAACGCGGTCCGGTTGAGCCGTGTGATGACCACCGCCTCGTTGACGTTGTCGAAACGCAGCGTGTAGGTGCCGTCATCCGCCGGCATGATGATTACCGGTACGCTGCCGAAGGTCATCGAATGAACGTCTTTGAATCCCTTGCCCTGCGCCTCCAATTCGCGCGTCGCCTTGTGGATGCGTCTGGCGACGGTGAGGCCCAGCTCGTCGAGCCGTTCGGAGCGGATGACGTACAGGTCGTCGGTCAGCTCGTTGCCGTCCTCGTCGTGCAGGTCGTAGTCGGCGATGGCGCTTTCCACGATCTGGGCGATGCCCAGGCTGGACAGTTCCGCGCTCATGAGACCACCACCGTGGGCTTGCCGCTCACCGCGTAATCGGCCACCGCGTCCGCCGTCAGCAGCCTCTCCAACTGACTGAGCGGGCGCGGCCGCAACTGGTAGGCTCCGGGATACTTGGTGGCCGGATAGGCTTTCTCGAACGTGCCGGCGTTGATGCGGCGCGCGCCCGGCTTCACCTGCACTTTCAGGTTGCCGGCCTGGTAGGTGCCGGCCGGATGCGAGTCGAGGATACGGGCCTTCAAGTCGTCGACCTCCTCCTGACGGGACGCGATTTCGGCCTGCAGTTCCACGATGCGAGCCGCCTGCGCCTCGAACAATCCCTGACGCAGTCCCTCGTCCGGGTTCACGGCCTCCGTGGTTTCGATGGTTGACGTGTCATTCGCAGTCATTTGGTGTGCCTTTCACGATGATCTGGGCGTGGGTGGGATACCACGCCGTCTGATGGTTCGGGTATTGGTTCGCATGCCGGGTGCAGCTGGTGACCGCCTCGTCCAGTCCGGTGGGCTTGCCGAGCGGCCCGCATGTCCTGCAACGCGGCATCCAGAGACGCCGGTCAGGCATCATGCTTGTCCTTGCTTGTTCGGCTCCCATTCCGGGAGCGGTTTGATACGGATATAGAGATGTGGCTCGTACTCATGCCCGCAACACGTGTACGGATCACCGCTCTTGCGTTTCCGGTATTTGCCTTTGGCTCCGTACACCCATAGGTCGGGCATGCGCTTGGTGGCATGGGATTCGACGACCTGCGCGTCGTCCACGTAGGCGACGCCGTTCAGCGAGTCCAAAACCAGCTTCAGCAGGTTGTCGAGATCCGGGCGGCCGCGATGGCTCATCCAGAATTCGGCCTCCAACCTGACCGGGCACTGGTATGGTTTCGCCTGCGGGTATTTCAACCGGAATTCCGCGAACAGGCGTTCCTCCGCCCTGACGGTGCGTTTCGGGGTCATCGCGTGCCCGTTGTAGACGCGGGGACGCCCCTTCGGCACCGGGTCGCCCGGCAGACAAAGAGTGAACTCACTCGGCTGTTCCATCAGCGCCCCACTTCAACAGGATTCCCACGAACACGAGCGGCAATACGACCGCCAATGCGAGCGAGCCGGTTATCATCCACTGCGGCGTACCCACCGGACTGGGGATGCGACTATGCGTGCCGGCGAAACCGACCAGCCAACCCTCGAAGAACGTGAGAGCCAGTAATACGGCCGATTTCTGCCCGTCCGTCAGGCGCGGCTTCGGGCGACGCATACGCCGCTTTTTACGCCGTAATGCTTCGATGCTCATTTCACGGCCCTCGACTTCTCCATGGTCACGATGCCGGCCAGATCAACCACGTCGGACTCGACCTGCAACACCTTGCGCATGATCTTCAGGTCACCCTGCATGTAGGCGTCATAGCCGATCTGATGCGCCACGTCGAACAGGTCGCCCAGCATGTCCGCATACCGCTGCCACTTGTCCGCCTCGGACTGAGGTTCCGGCTGGCGCGTCTCCCCGTCCAAATCCTTCTCCAATTCGACCTCCGTATCATTCAGGAGCTGCTCCATGAGCTCCTTCAACGACATGTCCTCCGGAACCTCGATGCCGATGGCGTGGATACCGCTAACCTTGTGTTCTGACATCACTGATTTCCTTTCTGAATTTGGTTGGTGATGTTGGTGCCGGCATGAACCTTGGACAGTGCAACGCCGGCACCGTTATTTCTTCTCCCCGGCTTTCGAATCCGGGGAAACCTATTTGCCGTAGACCAGCTCCTTGCGGGTGATCGCGCACTTGTTGTTCCTGTAATCGATGACCTCGCGTGGATCCCACACCAGCCGACGGCCGATGCGCTTCGGGGCCGGCGGGTATTTCCCGCCCCACCGGTCGTAGCAAGACCAGATGTAAAGAGTGCTCTTCGAAAGATTCAGGAATTCCGCCACCTTGCCAATGGGCCAACCGTCCTGTGCTTCTATCTGCTTGGACATGATTCACCACGCTTCTTGGCGAGCAGGCCGCGCCAGTCCACGGTCGACGCCCACTCGAATACCCGCAGGTAGTCCGCAAAAAAAACGCGGAGAACATCGATGGAATCCAGATAGGAGTGCAATACGTCCTTCGCTTCCTTCAGGTCACCGAACGTCCATTCGCTCCAATCGGGATAGAACGAACCGGTCACCCCGTCGAACGTGGAATACGTCAGGTCGAACCACAAGTCGAACATAGGAACCTTCGCTTTGAACACCGTCAGGAACAGGGCGGCCTCATCGTTCGGATCACATACCAATTCCATGGGGAAGGAATGTCTGTAAGAGTCCGACACGATAGGGTGGGTGAGAGATAGACGAAGATTTTTCTCAGGGAGAGCGCCGGCCATCACGCACCCGCTTTCTGACTGAGCTCATCCCATGCCCGGTCAAACAAGGGGCGATCTTCTTCCGTGTAGGCGTAGACCTGAATGATGTGACCGTTCGGCAGTGTCAGATCAGCGCGTTGTGGGTCTCGACCGTTTCGCTCTCGATATGCGGCCTTGAGCTTCTTGCCGAATGTGCCACTCTTCGATCGCAGCTGCTTGGCGCTCAGATTCTTCTCCCGTAGATAGTCCTGTGTGTACAGGGGACGGGTCTTCGGGTCGAGCTCAGGTAGTTCCCCCAATTCCCGTGCGATCACGATGCGCGTCTTCGCTTCGAGGAAATCCGGGTGGACGATGCCCTGCGAAGCCTTCAACAGTTCGACTTGCATCATGCGCTCATGGTGAGCTGCCTCAAGCAGGTGTTGCGGACGCTGCACCTCGTATCTGCCGGTGCGCATTACGGTCGGCACTAGTTCGTGGTTCACCCAACGCTGGAACCGGATGACCATGTTGCGCGTGGCCTCGTCCTTGACTGCGCCGGGGCGGCGATTGTTCAAGGCGTGGATCAGGCCGGGCAGCGTGATGACGCTCATTTCTTGTTCTCCTCCAAGGGTGGGTACAATGTGCCTACCCTTTTCATCGGAGTCAAGATTGCGCAACATGTCCTTCGCGCTCTCGTATGCGAGTTTCTTCGCGATGGGGCTGGCGACGAACACCGGCTCGTCGGTGTTGCAGTCCAGTGCGGTGACCTCCGTATCTTCGAAACGAAGGGTCTGCAATGCGTTGCTCATTTGAGACCACCGTCCTCTGCTTCCACGGTTTCTACCTGTTCAATGCTTTCGATGTTGTTGAATGGAACGATTGTCGTAAGGGGTCCATCGGAGGAAGACCCGTCTTTGCTGAGCCATTGGACTTCGTAGAACGCGAAGCCGACGCCGGGGAGGACATCCACGTCAGCTGCGAACAGCTGACGGTGCCCCTTGAACCCGGTCTTGATTAACGTCGCCACGCAGGGGAAGTCGTCGCTCCACCATGAGGGAAGGCCGAGGGTTTCGATTTCCTTGTTGTCGGTTAGAATGGTGCTGTTCATTTGAACCTTCTTTCATTTGATCCCGGCATCCGTAGCGGCGGATGCCTTTTTTATTTCCTTGCTGTCCTCGGTCTCCACCGTGTTGGCGGTCAGCCAATCCTCGATGTCGCTTTGTCGGTACAAAACCGTTCGCGGCGTCGCCTGGATGTAGCGTGGGCCTTTCTTCTGGTAGCGCAGCTGGGCCAGATGATTGGGCTTGAGCCCGTAGTGCTCGAATACCTCCTTGGGGCTGAGTGTCGGGCTCATGGCGATTGCTGGCATTACTGAAACCTCCTTTCACAAGTTGTCGTTATGAGAACGTGATTAACAAGATAGCACAGAGTTCCAATATGACAACTTGTATTTTGCCTTTTGGCGTGTCGTGTTGTTAAATTGAGAACATGAGAATTAATGAAGCCATCTACGCTTATATAGATTCAATGAGAGCTACCAAAGGCTTGACGTTGGATCAAATTGCGACTGAAGCGAGACGCTATGGAGCGACTTGGACACCGGGATTCATTTCGGGCATGAAAAGAAATGCTTCTGCAGCCTCATTGTTCAACATGCTGATTCTTGTCAAGTCGTTGGAGTCGCTGACGGGGAAGCCTCTTGTGCTCTCCGATCTTTTTCCCGGAGAAGGAGAAATTAAACTAGACGGAGGGGGTTCGATCAGTAGAGAGGAACTCCGCAAGGCGCTGAATGGAAATCATTTTGAATTATTAGGAATTCCGCCCAAAAAAATGTCTGACGATCCGGTGATACAGCAGCTTAATCAGGCGTTGCTGAATTCTATTCCGAACATCATGGCAAAAGTGTCAGAATATCTAGTATCGACAGCGCTTAACGGACCAAGCAAGATACGTAATGAGATGACTCATCATTCTCCCACGTTATCCGAACAAAGAGCAGCTGACAAAGTCGGTATTACAGCACCTGCCTTTGCCGCAATCTGTCTTCTGCGATATGGTCGTTTTCTTGATGAGGAGACTGCGCGACGCGCTGGGCAGAATTCTTCGCCGCAAAAGCGAGGACGGGAGACCCGTGGAGTCATAGAAGAAATTGATTTGTGCATTGACCATATGATTAACGATGGGCCAATTGGTTTTCCTGCTTTGCAGGATAGCAACTCCACCGATTTAACAACTCATGATGACGAGCAGTCTCGTGTGGCTGAGACTCTCAATAAGCTCAGGCGCGGCGATCTCGATATCGCCGCCTATGAGGACGAGCACAAGTTTGATGGCGATGGAGACGACCCCGCATGACGGATCCGCTCCCGTTGTCGCCGCGCATGAGCTACGGGCAGATGCGCATGGCCCTCTATCAGGTCGCGCCCGACCTGCACGTGGCCAGCGCCCGTCTGCCCGGCAAATTGGACGGCGTCTACTGCCTGTCCACGAACACCGTGCTCATCGACCGGCGCATCACCTACACGCGCAAACGCTGCGCCCTGGTGCACGAGCTCGTCCACTGGCGACATGGCGACGACACCACCCACGGCTGCCTCGGCGGCAAAAACGAGCGGCGCTGCCGGCGCGAGACCGCCATGCTGCTCATCAACTCAGCCGAATACGCCTTGGCGGAACGAATGTACGACGGCAACCCCTATCAGATGGCCGCCGAACTCAACGTGACCGTACAAGTCATAGAAGATTACAAGAACTGGCTGCACGACAGTGTGGCCGCCTAGAAGAAAGAAGAGAACCGTGACCGAGCCAACCCCCATGCAGGCACAGCAGCCGCCGGCAACGCAGGATAGCCAGCCCGCAGCAGCACCATCCGCGCCAACGCCGGCACCGAAGAAGAAGCTCCCAACGGCGGCCGTCATCGCCATCGCCGCAGCCATAGGACTGGTCGTGGGACTAGCCGGCGGACTCGGAGGCATGTACCTGTACGCCACGCCCATCATCAACCAGCAGAAGTCGGACATCCAAGACCTCAATACATCATTGGACTCCGTCAAAGCGCAGCTAGCCGACGCGAACGAAAAACTCAACCCCCAGGAAGATCCCAACGACACGGGATCCAACACCGACGCTTCGGGCACGGGGGAGACCGCCGTCAGCGGCGGCGTCGAAATGAAGGTCCTCGAAGCCGGCGAACAGCCCACCATCAGCTTCGACACATGCGGCGACGGATGCAGCAACGGCCAATACGGGCCAAAGACACCGGACGCGAACACCAAGTACTGGGTGGCCAAGGTGGAGGTCACGAACAACACCAGCAGTCCGATGGACATCACCTGCAGCTACCCCTATGAGATAGTCGCGTTGAACTCGAAGAACCAGAAATACACGCCCATCAAGAATCTGTATCAGGTCGAAGACAACCCCGAGTGCAACGCCCAGCTCCAGCCGGGATTGACCAGCACGGTCACCTATCCGTTCCAGGTTCCATTGGACGCGAAGATGGTTGCCATAGCATTCCGCGACGTCGGAGACGTGTATTCCGGCACCGGCGGGGAGGACAACTACTCCTATATAGTCACCGACCCGAATTACGTGGTCAATCGATAGAAAAAGAATTGCCCTGTCGATCTGGAACATCGGCAGGGCGTGTGAAACATCGACCAGCTTGCTTATCAGAAAGGAGGACGCTTCGCCAACTATCCTACACGGGGCGAAGCCATACCCGAAATGTCAGTTCTTATCGTCCTCGTCAATCATGATGGGGGAGTAGAAGTAGAGTCTGTCCGTGGCGAGCGGTTCGAATTCCTTCGACCAGATGTCGAATTCGGGGTCGTTCTCATCCCGCCCCTCGTTCTCGAAGCCCGCGCCGGAGAAAAGGTGAACGCTGGCCTCGTTCCGGGGGTCGATTTGTGTAAGCACGTACGGGGTGCGCCCGTGTCTGGCGGCGTCGTTCGCCATCCATCGCAGCGCGCAGTCCAACAGTATCGCACCGAGATGCCGGCCGCGTTCGCTCAACGCGGTGGCGATGAACGATATCGCGTAACCACTGGATTCCAGGGCGGCGGGGTCGTATCCGAACTCGCAGAAGCCGACGATGGGAGCGTTCGGGGTTTCCCCGTACTGGAGGACCATCCGGTACATTCCCGGCTCGTCCTTGACGCGGAGTCCGCGGATATAGCGCTGCACGTCCATCGCGTACTCCGGGCCGTTCGGCTCGCAGCAGACGAAGCGGCGCAATGCGAGCTGGTCGCCGGAGTCGCACAGGCGACTAGTGACGATCGCTATTCTCAATCTTCTGCGCCTTCTTCGCGAGTCGTGCCGGACGGTTCATCATCGCGCGGTGCAGTCGCATCCATTTCTCGTCCACGGCGTTGCGTGGCTTGCCGTCCTCGGACGGCGCGTACGCCGGTATTGGCTTCACGCCGGTATCCGTCATGGTCATGGCCGCCTCCTTTCGATTTTGGCGTAAGGGGATAGTTTATGTGTTTCCCTTCCCCTTGTCAAATCCCATTAAAACACATCAAAACCGGTTAAAACACGTTAAAACCGGAAAAACAGTGCAAGCGAGTGAAAATCATGGCGAACGTCACCAGATACAAGACCAGCAAAGGCGAAACGCGCTATCGCGTCCGCTACCGCAAACCGGATGGCGCCCAGACCGACAAGCGTGGATTCAAGCGCAAGATCGACGCGGAGAACTGGGCGGCCGAACACGTCACCATAGCCAAGGCCACCAACAGCTATGTTGACCCGGAGGACGGCAAACGACGCGTTGGAGACCTCTATGAGCAATGGCTGAAGGAGAAATGGCCCTTTTGGAAGGAAACCACGCGGGTCAACGCCACCGACTCATGGCGGCTCTACTGCGAGGAGCGTTGGGCCGACCGTCGAATCGGCACCATCACCCACGCCGAGGTCCAGGCGTGGATCAGCGACATCATCGAGAACTCGGGTGCTCCATCCGTGAGACGCCCGTACCAGACCATGCTCGGCATCTGCCGCATGGCCGTCCGGGACAAGCTCATACTCGACAACCCCTGTGAAAACGTCGAACTCCCCAAACTGCCGAGGCGCAAGAGCCGTCGCGTGTACCTGACCATACCCCGGCTGCTCGCATTCGCCGACGAATGCGCCAGAGGAAAGCATCTGGGAGCGGAGCGGCAGGCGCTCGTGCTGACGTTGGGCTTCTGCGGATTGCGCTGGGGCGAGGCGGCGGCGTTGAAGGCCCGTGACCTGGACTTCGATCGGGGAGTGCTGCATGTGGGCGGCAACCTCGTGTACGTCGGGGCAAGATGGGTCGAGGGCACTCCGAAGAACAGTGAGGAACGCGACGTGCCCGTGCCTCTCATCGTCATGGAGGCGTTGAAACCGATATGCGGGGAACGCGAACCGGACGAAAGAGTGTTCCGTGATCTGCGGGGCGGCCCGATCATGAAGCAGAGCACGGCGAAGACGACCGGCTGGTGGTATCACGCGCTGGTGCGCCTGGGCTGGCCGAAGGAGGAATGGCCCACGCCTCATGACCTGCGTCACACCGCCGCCTCGCTGGCCGTGCACGCGGGCGCGAACGTCAAGGCCTTACAGAGGATGCTGGGCCACAAGAATGCCTCGATGACGTTGGACGTGTACGCGGATCTGTTCGACAGCGACCTGATGGACGTGGCCCGTCTGCTCGATGCCGCCGTGCAGGTGGAGACGGGCGTGGAAGAATGTGGGCAAAATGTGGGCAAAAACATTTTGGAGCCCGTATGAAACCCTCAGAAACGTTGGAATCACGCCACTCCTGCGAATGGTGGTTCTTCAGCAAGTTGAAGGACGCACTGAGCTGAGAGCGGATGCGTTCTTGGCTCCCCCTCTGAGGGGAGCCAAGTCTG